CCTCCGCGCATTTCGGGCCAAAACCCCAATTTTCTGCCAACCCCTCCCAAAAACTGCCAACGCTTGACAAATTTTGCAATATGCCTAAATATGTGCCCAATAAAATCAAAGCCATCCAGGGAACGCTTCGAAAACATCGCGCTCCGAAAAATGAACCAGAGGCGGATTTACCTTCAATCCCTCAACCCCCCGACAATTTAGGCGAAGCGGGCAAAGCGCTATTTGTTCGCACATGCGCGAAATTGGTTCAGCTTAACATGTTGACCAATGCAGGAATACCCCAAATCGAGCGGTATTCGTTTGCATATCAGTTGTGGATTAACGCAAATTCACAGCTAAAACCCGACCAAATGGCCCTGGACGCAGGTAGCGCCCGCACGTGGTTCAATATATTGAAGGACAGTCATAAGATGATGCAAGAGTTTGAGGATAGATGGGGGCTATCACCGATGAGCCAAAACAAGGTGCAATGGGCGAACGTTGAAAAGAAAGAGGCAAAAGAAGAAGACGAATTTGATTTAGTATGACCTTGAAAAAGCAAAAGCGAATATATGACCAGGCCAAAGGCGAGCGCGTTGTGCGCTTTATCGAACGCTTTTGCAAGCACTTGCACGGCGATTTAGCAGGCAAACCTTTTATGTTGGAGGAATGGCAGAAACGCGATATTATCTACCCGGCCTTCGGCACTATGAGACCCGACGGATACAGGGAAAAGCGGTTTTGTTACGTCGAACTGCCAAAGGGTAACGGGAAGTCTTTTCTGTTATCCGCTATCACTTTATACATGGCCATTGCCGACGGTGAACATAATGCGGAGGTGTATTGCGTTGCAGGGGATCGGGAACAAGCCCGTATCATCTTCGACACATGCCGCGAAATGATAGCCGCTGACCCTACCCTATCAGCCGCTTGCAAGGTATTCAAGAACTCGATAGTTCACACCAAAAGCAGTTCGACGATTAAGGTAATATCAGCCGAGGCGTATTCAAAACACGGGTATAGGCCTTACGCAATCATGTTCGATGAATTGCACGTGCAGCCCAACCGTGAACTATACGACACGCTGACCCGCGGCATGATTAAGCGCTGGAATAGCATGTGTTGGATGATTACAACGGCAGGGGTAAAGAATACGTTTGCCGAACAGATACACGATGAGGCCGAGCTAATCCGACGCGGCAAAGTCAAAAACCCCGCATGGCTACCTGTGATTTACAACGCATCGCAGGACGATGACCCTTTCGACCCATCAGTATGGGCGAAGGCTAATCCAGGCATGGGCAATATCATAGACGCGGAAAACTTCGCCCTGCTTAGCAACGAAGCCAAAAGCCAACCGTCGGCGCTAAACTCTTTCAAACGTTTGCACCTCAACATCTGGACGGGTGCGACCGAAAGCTGGATACCGGGCCACGTGTGGGATAAAAACGTTAAGCAGATACCGGAAGAAGAACTGCAAATGGCAGAACTGTTTATGGGCCTTGACTTAGCCAGTACGCAGGACTTGAGCGCCCTGGCCTACCTTTGGAGGTTGCAGGACGGTACTCTGTATCTGAAAGTTACGACCTATTGCCCTGAAGAAACGATACACGACCGCGACCGCAAAGAAAACGCCAATTACTTAGCATGGAACGACGAAGGATGGATAAGCGCAACGCCTGGTAACGTGCAAGACCTGGAGACGATACGCGGGGATATCCTTCGAGCAGCCGGGCAATACACATTGCAGGGCCTTGCTTTCGACCCCTGGACAGCGGACAATTTCGCAGCCGAACTGTACACCAGAAACAGCATACCTGTAAAGAAATGCCAGCAAAGCCTTAGCAACCTATCCGAACCCTCAAAGTATTTCGAGCAGTTGACCGTCGGCAAAAAGCTATTTCACGACGGCAATCCGGTGGTGGCATGGAACTTGGACAATACGCAGATTTTCCGAGACAGCAACAACAACATACGACCGCACAAGGGCAAAAGCAAAGGCAAAATTGACGGTATTATGGCAGCCGTGAACGCGGTATGGGCAATGCAGGAGTATGACAAAGAAAACCCTACCTTTGATATTGGCAACATGATAAGCTACTTCTGATGGATGAACTAAAACAAGTGAAACGCCTGTACTCATTTCGTGGGTACTTTGAATACTACTTTGAGATTTTCCCGAAGTATAACAGCGGCCTGGCAGCGTATGAGGCTATCGAACGGGAGTTCTACGAATTGTTTGGGGCTAATCGGTATGCTGACTATGGGATATTCCGGGTAATGCGACGGCGCTATGTTGTGCTTTTGCAGGTTGAAGCTAAAAGAAAAAGCAAAGTAAAGAGATAGGTTTTATCGGTTTTTAAAAGTGGTTTTCGCCCTGCCTTTTCGGTGGGGCTTTTTTGTTTACTTTGTTAACACTTTTCTACAAAAAACCCTTGCACCTTTGCGCCGTGGCTAACATCTTTACACGGACTTTACAGCGGATATTTCGCAGCAAGATTTCCAACTTAGGCCCTGCTAAGGATTGGACGTTGTGGCAATCTTTACTTGGCAACATCGCTGGCAAAGAGGTTGCTGTAACGGGCAAAACTATCCTCTCAATCCCCGCTTATTTCCGTGCAGTTGACTTGATAGCCACGCAAATGGCCTCGCTGCCTTTCAACGTCTATACCGTCGCATCAGACGGGAGCATCCAGGAGGCGCGCACCAACCCGGTTTGGCGGTTGTTGAACTTCCGTCCTTCCCCGGAGTACGATTGCTTTTCATTCATGGAGGCGGTTGTTCGCACTATCCTGACCGGAAACAAAGGATATGGCCCTGGTAACTGCCTAATCGAAATCATCCGCGACAATCGCGGCGCGGTCGCCATGTTCGATATTGTTGACGAACCGTATCAACTCATAGAACTGGAAACGGGCATGTTCTACATCATCGGCGAAAAGGCCTACCCTATTGCCGATATCATCCACTTGAAGGCCTGGACACGCGACGGCGAAAACGGCGAAAACCCGCTGAACCTGCTCAATAGCACTTTTAAGCGTGGTATATCCGAACTGCTAACGTATAGCGACTTTTACAAAAATGGTGCTTCTATATCCGGTATCCTGGAGACGGATACCCCTTTGAACTTGGCACAACGCAAAGAACTTGAGGAAAGCTGGAACAAAAACTATGCAGGCATTGCCAACCAGGGCAAAACAGCCCTGCTATCCCACGGGGTAAAATATAAAAGCATAGGCACACGCCTTGACAGTTCCGACCTGCAAAGCCGCAAAATGACCGTTGAGGATGTTGCTAATATCCTGGGTGTACCTCTCCCCTTGCTTGCAGCATCCGACGGAACACCCCTCAATAACCTGGAAGTACTTAACCGCTTGTTTGTGCAATACACTTTGCGGGCATGGTGTAAGCGGTTTGAAAGCGAGTTCAATTCTAAGTTGTTTGGGTACAATCAAACCGGATTAACCTTTGTGCGCTTCAACCTGGACGGACTTTTGCGAGGCGATACACGAAGCCGAGCTGAATATTACACCGCGCTTTACAATATCCGAGCGATCAGCCCCAACGAAATACGCGCACTTGAAAACATGAACCCGTACGAGGGTGGCGATGTGTTCGGTATGCCACTTGCATCCAATAGCACAGACGCAGGCGCACAAGGCACACAGGCAACGGATACGCAAACCCAAACCCAATAGCCATGCCATACGATAACTACCCACAAGCTGCCACGAATAACGCAAAGCGGGCGTTGAAGCACCGAGACGAAAACGGCAGCGATTGCGGTACGGCGGTTGGTTGGCAGCGGGCTAATCAGTTGGCAAGCCGGGAGACGATAAGCCATGACACGGTTGTAAGGACGTATTCTTTTCTTAGCCGTGCAAAGGTGTACGACACAGGAAGCTACACCGACGCAGACGGCAACGAAGTGTGCGGCAGCGTGATGTACGACGCATGGGGCGGCGATGCAATGTTAGAATGGGCTAAAAAAACAGTAAACGAAATGGAAGAAAAGCAACTGCCGACCGAAATAGAGCGGCGCACATATAAACTCGAACTCCGGGCTATGCCCGAAGGCCGTACCGTCGAAGGCTATGCGGCTATTTTCAACGCATCCACCGACTTGGGGGGATACGATGAGGAAATAGCAGAGGGTGCTTTTGACGGCGCGGATGATACGGACGTAGTTGCGCTGTTTAATCACGACCCTAATTTCCCGCTGGCCCGTACCTCAAATGGTACGCTGGAATTAGAGGTTGACGGCAAAGGGCTACGATACCGTTTTGAAGCACCGGATACGACGTTTGGCAACGACTTACTCAAGATGATACGCAGCGGGATTATCTCGCAATCTTCGTTTGCTTTCACTATCCGAAAGGATACCTGGACATATTACGAAAATGGCAGAAAGCCAAAGCGACGTATTGACCAGGTAGATGTACTTTATGACGTTTCCCCGGTAACATATCCGGCGTACAAACAAACGAGCGTAACCGCACGGGCATTACAAGCACAATCAACGCCACAAGGCGTAGCTGATAAAGACTTCCCGCAACTGCTTGCGGATATTCTACAACTTAACAAACAAAAAGCATGAAGCGCAGCGATGAATTGAAGCAGCAGCGCGGGGCAAAGATGGACGAATTGACGGCCATTTCCGCACAGGCTGCCAATGCGATGCTGACCGAGGAGCAGCGCAGCAACGCCTTGAAACTGAAAGGCGAAATCCAAAACCTCGACACGGATATCCAACTGGCCGAAGCCGCCGAAGCTGAACAAGCACGTCAGGCTGTAACGGTATCCCGTGCAAAGCAGCCCCAGGCCACGCCGGAACAAAAGGCACAGGAACAGTACTCCTTCCTTCGCGCCGTTCGCATGGCAGCCTCCGGCAAAAACCTGGACGGCATCGAAGCCGAAATGAGCCAGGAAGCGGAACGCGAGTTCCGGGCGGCAGGCATTACCCCGACGGGCAACCTCTACATTCCCACAATGCTGACCAAACGCGGGATGCACAAGCGAGACATGACGGCAGGTACTACCACGGCGGGTGGGTACACCGTTCCCACTGAGTTGGGGGCGCTTATCCCGTTCCTTGACCCGCGTCTGGCGGTAATCAATGCGGGCGCTACTGTCCTGACCGGCCTGACGGGTAACATCGATTTCCCGCGCAACGACGCAGCTGCAACGGCGGTATGGGAAGGCGAAAACGACGCGAACGCGGAGACCTCTCCGACCTTCGACCGCATCCAGATGAGCCCCAACCGCCTGGGCGCGTTCACCGACATTTCCAAACAGCTGATGGTACAAAGTTCCATTGACGTGGAAAACTTTGTCCGGGAACGCCTCAACAACGCCATTAACGTAGCGCTCGATTACGCGCTGATTAACGGCGACGGCGCAACGCAGCTTATTACGGGTATCCTCAATACCAACGGCATCGGAAGCGTTGCCTGTGGCACGGACGGCGGCCCGCTGACCTGGGGTAAAATCGTTGACCTGGAAACGGAGGTTGCGGTTGACAATGCCGACTTCGGAAGTCTGGCCTACCTGACCACTCCGGGCGTTCGGGGCTACCTGAAGAAAACCGAAAAGGCATCCGGTACGGCGCAATTCGTTTGGATGGACGGGCCGACCCCGGCAGCCAACACAGCCCGCGTGGACGTGCTGAACGGATACCGCGCCTTTGTGTCCACTCAAGTACCTTCCAACCTGACCAAAGGACAGGGTACGAACCTTCACGCCGTCCTGTTCGGTAACTTCAACGAGTTGATTCTCGGCCAATGGGCGGGCCTTGACATCGTGATTGACCCGTACACGAGCGCAAAGAACGCGCTGATTACCATCGTGGTAAACTCCTGGTGGGATGCAGCGTTGCGCCACGCCGCATCAATGGCCGCAATCAAGGACGCAGACATCACCGACGCGGTGTAACTTATCTTTTTGCCGACATTCCTTAACCGGGCGGGGGCTTAAAACGCCCCCACTCACTCCAAAAAACAAAATACCATGTTCAGTAAGATTCTTGCATTTTTTGCGGTTTGTGCCGCTGTGGTTTTCCTGGCCTCCGCTGGTGAACCGAACGCGGACTATCAGACCTCCGCACCCTTCTACTCGTATTCGCTTTCCGATACGATTACGAACACGGAAAACGACACCATTGAAATCCCGGCACGCCTCGTATCCGAATGGTCTGGCGGTTGGCATGTACAGGCTACGAGCCTATCCGGTACGGTTCAGCTTGCAAACACCGTCGAAGAATCGCTATCCTACAACGGTACGGACTGGGTAAGCGTGGATACGCTCAATAACAGCGCCGCAGGTACGAAAAGGGCCGAACAGGATAGGGTCTACGGATTCCGCCAACGCATCGTAATTGACGGCAGCGGCACACAAAGCACCCGCTATACGGTCTATTTCGTTGCCAAAAAGGATTAACGCATGATAAAAGTAAGGTTCTTGAAAAGCCCCACGGGGCGCTTCGGCCTTGCTTACTCTGCCGGGGATGTTGGGTATATGCCCGCATCCCTGGCAGAACAAGCGCAAAAAGAAGGCTACATTGAAATGTTGGGCAATCAGGGCGCAATCGAAACAGCAGATCGGCCGCAACAATACAAGAAAGTAGAAAAAGCCGTACGGCGCAAAAAATAACACATGGCAGGTTGGAAGGTAACGACCCCGGCGGCGGAATTGGTAATCAGCACCGCAGACGCAAAAGCATGGCTAAAGGTGGATACATCGGATGATGATGCACTTATAGCCGCGTTGGTGGCATCCGCAGCGGAGACCGCGCAAAATTACCTTTCGCAGGCACTGGTTACGCAGACCATAACGGAGACATTCGACGCATGGGGAGACGTTGCGCAACCGTCTTTGTTACGCCTTGCCATTCACCCGGTAATAAGTGTAACAAGCATAACGTACATTGACGATAACGGCGCAACGCAGACATTGGCAGCGAATCAGTATAACGTTGACCTATACGCAAAACGTTGCGTTATCGAGCCCGCGTATAACGTTAGCTGGCCTACTGCCAGGGTGCAACGCAACGCCATAACGGTAGTGTACCAAGCAGGCTACGGCTCTGCAACGGCCCTACCAAAGGACATTCGCACAGCGCTACTGCTCATGGTGGCAGATGGATACGAAAACCGTACCGACAGCATAAAGCAACTGCCGACCGCATCGAAATACCTACTTGACCGCGTAAACTATGCCTATCTGCTATGAACAAGAACGAGCGTATAGGCAACATGCGGGAGCGCATCACTATCCAGGTGGTTGCAGAAACGCAAAGCGGCACGGGGTATCCTGCCGAAACATGGACTACCTACGCAACGCGCTGGGCAGCGGTATCAGCAAAACCAACCGCAAACAAAGAGATGGAAGAAGCGGGGCAAAAGACGGCAACACAGGGCGTAATGTTTACGCTTCGTTACGATGCAAACGTAACACCAAAGCACCGCATACTGTACCGTAACAACTACTATGATATTGTAAGCGTAACGCCCGATGCGTTACGAATGCACATGGAGATAGAAACAGATTTTCGCAAATGATAGGAGCAGCGATATACGGCATTTTATCCGGCGCAACGGGCGTAACAAGCCTAATCAGTACGCGCATCTACCCGGACATTGCACCGCAAAATGCGGCCTACCCTTTTGTGATATACAGCATAGAAGGTACTGACCCATCCGACACAAAGGACGGTGCAAGTTCCCTGGACGTGGTAGAGTTCACGGTAGCGGTGTTTTCCGAAAGCTACGATAACATGGCAAGCATCGCATCAGCGGTGCGCACGGCCTTAGACGCAAAAGCCCCTGGAACTTACAGCGGCATCACCCTACAAAGCATCCGGTTTGCCGGACAGCAAAGCATGAACATGGAGATAGGCAAACACGTGTATGTAATTGAGCAAACATATAACGCACGACACCAAAGATGATAATCAAGATACTAAAGCCTTTTTGGAAGTGGAAACCAGGCGCTGAACCCGACGTAACGGAAGATTTAGGCTTCGACCTGATCCGTCAAGGCATCGCAGTTGAGGCTAACGACCAAACCCGGCGCGACTTACATGCAAAGCCCAAAGAGGAAACAGAACCCCAAAAGATAGAGGTTAACAACTTCTATGCCCCTGAAACGAAAAAGAAACGCGGTTTTTTCACGAATAAATTTTAAACAATGGCAAACGTAGTAAACGGAACTAATTTCCGCATATACGCCTCTGGAGTCGCCATCGGCGAAGCCACAAACTGCTCTATGAGTTTGACCGTGGAAACGCGGGATACTCTGACAAAGGATAACGTTGGAAGCTGGACATCTTCGGCGCTTGGCCGTCGTTCCGGCACACTCACATCGGAAGGCCTTATTGCCTTTGACACGACCAATCAGGGCGTTGACGACCTTTTCACGCACTATGTGTCAGGCACAGCCCTTGAGGTGCGATTCCGGCAAACCTCCTCCTCGACCGCCGTACCGTATTGGGTATGCACGGCGTACATCACCAGTCTGGAATTTTCAGCAGCGGTCGAAGAAAACAGCACGTATTCTGCAACCTGGACAATTACGGGTGCGGTATCAATGGCATCTTAAAAATCATTAAGGATATGACGGCAAAACAGATTCAAACCGGGCGGGGGATGCTGCCTTTTTCTTGGGGCATGGCAGCCCTCACCCGCTTTTGTGAAGAAAACAACTTGACACTAAACGACTTTGCGCAACTTGAAAAAGAAATGCGCCCTACCCTACTCCTTAGCCTGATATGGCACGGATTTAAGGACGGACACAGAAAGGAGCGTAAAGACTTTGACCTTACTGTAGATGACATCGCCGACTTGATAGACGAATCGGAAGGACTAATGGAACGCTGCATGGAAGCCGTGGCGAACAGTATGCCCGGTGGCCAGGGAAACGGGAACAAGGCGAAGGCGAAGCGGGCCTAAGCCTTGAAAGTGTCTATAAATCCGCTATCCGGCATGGCATCGCACCTGCCGACTACTGGGAAAACGATTTGCGGCACATTGTTTGGGCGATAGAGGCCAATCACGCAGCAAGCGAAGAAGAAGAAAAAACACAATGGGAGCGCGTACGGTGGTTAGCTTGTACCATGTTGCAGCCACATCTGCAACGTGGGAAGAATTTAGCACCTACTGACTTGATACGCTTCCCCTGGGAGACCGAAAAAGCCCAACCAAAGGAAACGTTGAGCGAAGAAGCGAAGCAAGCGCTATACGACAAATGGGATTCCGAAGCCCGCGCAAAGTGGGGTAAATAGACCGAAATGCAAGCCAAAGTTAAAATCACCGGGATAGAGGAACTTAAAAAGAATATGCGTGGCTATCTTGACGAAGTAGGCACACGAAAAGAAAAGCAAAAAGTCCTTTTAGCTGGTGGTAAAGTTTTGCGCAATGCAGCGAAAAAAAAGATACCTAAAGCCGCGCAACCTCACTACTACTATGCGAAAGCTGGAAAAGTTGAAATAAAGCCTGGAAACCTTCGACAATCCATGTACGCTTTCAAGCAAAAAGATAGTAATGTATCGGTAGGCCCTCGCGTTATACGTCGCGTATCTGGTAAATTACAAACATTAGGCGAAAGCCCTAAAACATCTTCGGGCTTTTACGCCGCAATGCTTTACAAGAATGCAAAATCATTCAAAGATAAAGTAACCGACGCGGCGCTTACAAGTGCATTGACATCTATCAACAACGCCATGCAAAAGGCTTTCCAACGTATTCACCGCCAATGGGCTAAAAAGTACAAGTTCTGACATGGCAAATAAAATGAATACCGAGTTAGGCCTCGACCTAACACCATTTGAAAAGTCTCTTGTACGCCTTCAAAAGCGCCTGGGCGAACTATCCCGCAACCTTGAGGGCATAGGGCAAAGCATGACCCAAAACTTAACCCTGCCTATCCTGGGTATCGGTGCGGCGGCGGTGAAATCCTTTGCCGACTTTGATAAGTTGGAACGCGGCCTTACTGCCGTAATGGGTACAAGCGAAGCGGCGGCAGCTGAACTTGAAAAGTTGAAAGAGGCAGCACGTGCCCCTGGCCTGGGATTCGAGGAAGCGGTGAGGGGTTCTATCCGCTTGCAGGCCGTTGGGCTATCAGCGGATGAGGCGCGGGGTACTTTGCAGGCATTTGGAGCAGCCATAGCTGCCACGGGTGGTACAGCCGAAAACCTCGAATCGGTGCAATATCAGCTCACGCAGATGATTAGCAAGAACCGGATATTGCAGGAAGATTTCGGCATCTTGCAGGAAAATGTACCCTTGTTGGGTAAAGCGGTTCAGCAAGCCTTTGGAACGGCCAACATCGAACAAATACGCGCCACAGGCATCAGCGCACAGGACTTTAACAAACGTTTGGTAGAAGCCCTGCAAAGCCTGCCGGAAGTACAAAAAGCAACCGGGGGATTAGGAAACGCCTTCGATAACTTTACCGATAGCCTTAAATTTTCGTTGGGGGAACTTGGTAGGATAATCGCCGAAACGATAAACCTTGAAGGAATATTAAATGGGCTATCTGATGCGTTAGCAGCGGTGGTGGGGTGGTTCAAGCAGCTTAATCCGGGCGCACAAAAATTTGTCGTAGTCTTAGGTCTTATCCTGGCGGGGATCGGACCTGTATTGTTTGTGGCGGCAAAGTTGGTAGGGCTATTCAGCACCCTGTCAGCGGGTTTTCGGGTAATCATAGGACTTGGCCCTAAACTTGGTGCAGCGTTCACGGCTGCAACCGGGCCGATAGGCTTAACCGTTCTTGCTATCCTGGGCGCTATTGCAGCCGTCGCTGCCTTATACAACAAGTTTGAAGGAGTGCGCCGCGTGGTTAATGGTGTGGGGCAATCGTTCATAGAATTTGCAAAGCTGGCCAAAAATTCATTTTCGGCATTGATTGAAGGCTTTGCGCTGTTAAAGGAAGGCGAGTTCAAGAAGGCTGCAACGCAATTTGGAAAGTCTTTGCAGGTACTTGACCCGATTTCACAAGGCAGGGCTTTTGCCGTTGGATTTGCAAAGGGTTTCGAGGATACAACTAACTACCTTGAACCAACGGTTAAAAAGATAAAGGAGCAGGTACAAGGCGCGCAAAAGGCCCTGGGATTAGTTGGCGATACATCAGCGCCGTTTGATTTAACATCACAGGAAAAACCAAAGAAACAAAAGAACGTAAAACGCGAAACGTTTGATATAGCATTGCTTAGTAGGGAGGAAATAACTCTTACTAAAAATGAACTTGAAAAGTACGCTGAAACGATAAAAAAGGCACAAACAGATAGTGCACTTGCTACGCAACAGACTAACGACAGATTTAAGGATACACGCGATATATTATCACAAGTTGGATTAGCTGCGAATTCGACACGTGATTACTTTGAAAAAATGGACGTTGCTGCCTTAGCTGCGGTAGAAGAAAAGCTAAAACGCGCAAAAGAGGCATTGGATAATTTCAATACATCGGCACAACAAATTGTGGAAGGCGCACTTGAAGGGCTTGCAGTTGGCTTTGGGGAGTTCCTGGGTAAAATAGCGGATGCACCTTTGACGTTGCGCGGACTTATCGGAACTATTCTTATACCTATTGCGGATGCACTTATCAATCTTGGTAAACTTGCAGTTGCCACAGGTATAGCGGTTGAAGGTATAAAGAAGGCTTTACAAACCCTAAACCCTATTGCCGCAATAGTTGGTGGCGTTGCGCTTATTGCGCTTGGTAGTTTTGTCAAAAGCAAAGCAGCAAACCTTACCAAACTCGCAAAAGGTGGATTAGCCTTTGGCCCTACCACGGCAATAGTAGGCGATAACCCCGCTGCCAGGACTGACCCCGAAGTAATTGCACCGCTATCAAAGTTGAAGGACTATCTAAACCCCGGAGGCGGGGCAATGATAGCGGAGGCCCGTATATCGGGTAATGACTTGCTGATATTAGTGAACAACGCAGAACGCGCTAACAACCGGATACGCTAATGGCAGCACGTTTCCAACAAACATTTTACACGGAAAAAGGCACGGCAATAGGTGTAACCATTGACGATAGTTCTTTTTCCTCTGCAAGTAGCCCGTCGGGGTTCAGCCTAACGGATTTGCAGATAGTTTGGCGTGGAGACGATTCAAAAGAACGCTACTCCCCTATCATTGGTAGCGAATGCAAGTTTTCTATAATAGTCAACAACGACGCACTCAATGACTTCATAGAGGATTTGGTGATAGCACCGGAAGGCAGATTTACGGTTACGGTATCCACAAACGACGGGTTCAGCGTTATTACGCGGTGGGTAGGTTACATTACCACCGACCTAACAAGCATCGAAGATGTACCCACCGACCTGGGATATATCGCGAATATTAGCTGTGTGGATGGCCTGGGCTTCTTGAAGGGGGTGCAATACGGCACGATACTAAACAACCCATATAGCGGCAAAGAAACCATTGTACAGCACGTTTTGAACTGCATCAACAAGCTATCATTTATTAGTCTGTATTACGGTACGAATACTAACGTAGTGCTTCGTACGTTGGTGAATTGGCATGAAACAACCTGGACATATAGCAGTAGCAAAGACCCTTTAGCAAACACCCGCGTGGCGCACACGGCATTTTACTATGTGGACAACAAGGGTAACAACAAACTGAAAACGTGCTACGAAGTTTTAGAGGCGATATGCCTGGCATGGGGTGCTCGTATCGTGTTTTCGGGCGATTCTTTTTGGTTGATGCAAGTCAACGAACTTTCAGCGGCAACATCAAAGACGGTGTTCACGTACAAAAGCGACGGTTCGGCATCCACCGAAAGCAGCGTTGATTTGCGGCTGGAAAACGCGCAATTAAGTCCAGGAACTACCGATTTGATACGGTTTGGCGGCGGATACTTTCAGTTCTTCCCACCGCTGGAACTTGTTACAGTTGACTACAACCACATCCAAAGCCGCAACCTGTTAGCGGGAAAGACGTTTTTGAACGGCAGTCCTGTAAGTGTTACCCCAACGGACGAAATAGACGGAAGCCCTGGAACGGTTGCGCTTAATTACTCCGCTATCCTTCGCACGGTTACAGACTGGCAGGCGCTTACGTTCGATAACTTCTTCTTGCAGTTCAGCATCAAAATAGAGATAGGAGGCTACTTCTTAAAAGGTGGCGTTGCGGGCGTTTCACCGGAATGGACTACGACCAATACCGACCGCTACTATATCCTATCCCCTATCATTACCCTGGAAGAACTTACGCAGGTGTTCAGCGTTAGTTTTCTTACCCCTCCTATACCGTCTGGCGTTGTGGGAACATTGACTTTTACCCCTGCATTTTACAAGGCTTTCACAATGACAGGCACGGAGCTTGTAGTAGGCCCTACCCTTAGTGACGTTACCCTATCCTGGGAATTATCTTCTAATTACCTTGAAGTCCTGGAAGATGGCACATTCGACGGGCAAAGTGATATACTTCGATATTCAGCGTCCAACAACAACCAGGCCACAAAGACCATACAGGCCACTACGTTAATGGGCGATGGCCCGAACAGCGTTACCCCTGGACACCTTGAGATATACAACGACAATACCTCTACCTGGGTATTGTCCGACGGCTGGCGCGTCGGCAACAGCGGAACGGCAAAAGCTTTTTCGCAGCTACTTGTAAACGAAACGATACGCGGACAAATTACCCCGGTCAAACGTTTGACGGGCTTTTCATACGAAAACAAGAACGCGCCTTACCTACCCCTGCAACCGCACCGGGTGGTATATTGGGATAGTTCAGATTGGGCGTGTCAGAACATGACCTGGAACTTAAAGACCGACATTGTCAGCGGGGATTGGTTCAAGTTGCAAACGTCCGCATCGTACACCGAAAACGCAGTTCAATACTTACCGGAAGGAAGCGACGGCGGTGTACCAACTACGGCGGGCGGCGGATCGTCTGGCAGCGCGGGCGGTGGCGGCACATCAACGGGCGGCGGTGGAACTTCTACGCCCGCTATAACGTCTTTGAACGTGTACACGCAGGAATTTATTAACACATCATCCGCAACCCTTACTATTACCGAAAACAGCGGCGTATTGCCGTCGAACGAGGCGGTAATCAAGGTGTATCAAAATGGTCAAAAGCTGCTCCAAAGTCAATGGAGTGTGAGCGGTTCAGATATAATAATAGATAGCACAACGCACTATGATACGGCTAATTATGAAGTGGAGTTTCTTATTATTCAGTAGCCTTTTTTGCTTACAGGCCTTCGCCCAATACCCCGCAACAGGCAACAAAGCCCGTTTAGGCTGGCAGACCACGGGCGACGGACTTGTATATCGGGGCGCAATCGGCGATACAACGACCTTAGACCCGTCCGGGCTAAACAACGCATGGATGCTACTTGACACGGCCAGCGGTAATCTCTACGCATACCGGGCTAAAGCCTGGCGGCTGGTGTCCGGCGGGGGCGGTGGCGGTGGCCTTACAATGCCATTCGACTCCATCACCTTCAACATCAACGAAGGCGACGCATCGGAGCAAGAACTGAAATACAGCGCTGAAAAAGGCTATCTGCAATACGGCGGGCTGGACAGCGTACAAATCCCCATTTTGCCCGGTATATGGTACGTGCGAAACGATACAAGCGTAACGATACCGAAAGGCACGGTGTTACGCGCAACGGGTACGCTGGGTGCATCCGGGCGCATCAAGGTAAAGCACATGATTGCCGACGGCAGTATAGATGCTATGTACATCTTAGGCATTGCCATGCACGATATTGCCGTTGGTGCGGACGGTTATGCCATGTCACAGGGCAAAATTCGACAGGTCAATACGCAAGCATACAGCGAAGGCGCGGTGCTATACGCCGATGTGGACACATTGGGCGGGCTAACGCAGACAGAACCGGGCAACGGCTTTCTGAAGCTACCTATTGCCTTTGTCGTACATAGCGCGTCCAACGGTACTATTGCTGTGCGGGTAACGTCCGGGGCATATATGCGGGACTTGCACGACGTTGAAGTTACATCACCCGATTCAAGCGCATCCCTATATTACAATACGGCGCAGGGCATTTGGCGCGACACCACGGGCGCAGTTCTTACGTCGGACACGTCGGTCTTTGCGCGGGATTTTCAGATTAGCGGTACTACCAACCGTTTAGCTGTTTTTACAGGGGCTAATACGGTTGGAAATAGCGTAGTAGATGTGACAAGCGATACCGTAAGTATAAGGGATTATTCTAATGGGTACACCATGTGGCGGTATCATTCCAATATCAACAAAAGAGGCTTTATCGGCTATCCAGTCGGAACAAGATTCTACTCTTTAGTGAATCCATCTGCTTATGCTGGCTTTATGTATGGAGACCGTAGCGTCGGAGCGCAAGACCAACAAGCGTTTACCCAGCTTACTGCGTGGAACGGCGGCGGGGCTGCAAGTGGATTCTTTTCGGCGGCAACAACGCTAAACGGAGCAGATAGCACATTGTATTTCAATATATCCGGGTTATCGGCAAACGCTAATCCAACATTTCCGGCGGCGCAAATGGTTATACAAAAAGGGGGCAACGTTGGCATAAACACCACAACCCCAACGGCAAAACTACATATCAACAATCCAAACAGCACAACGTCGGCGCTTAACATTGTCAGTAATAGCAATGTGATAGGTTCTACGAATGACGCTGTAAGCATAAATATGCAGCCCGGACAAGTAAACCAAAACAATACCGGGGTAAGGGTTTTTAATACGATTGCAGGCACATCAGCCGAAGGCAATAATACCGGGATTGCCATATCACTAAATGCCCGCAACAGTTCTTATGGCGTGTATTCAGCAGTCAGTAAGAACTGGGGCGGTTCATTCTTATTTGGTGAAACAATAGGCATATACGGCAGCGCAACCACAGACAGCCCCGCAGGTTTTTCATACGGCGGGTACTTCAAAAATGATACCACGCAAGGCACAGGCTTTGGAGTGTTTGTGCAAACTACCACGCCCAAAGGTAGCGGCACGGTAACACCTTTAGCTATTCAGCATAATTCGACCGAACTAATGAGGGTGCAATCCTCCGGCAACGTCGGCATAGCCACCTCCTCCCCCTCCCGTCCTTTGCATGTGGCAGGCACGACGGCAATACGGATACCCGTGGGAACGACGGCGCAACAAAGCACGAGTGCAAACGGCGATATACGATACAACACCGATAAGGCTAATTTTGAGTGGTACAGCGTTTCAGGCTGGCGCGAACCTGTGAACGCCGCACGAAGCCCGGCGGCTGGACTGGCCAGCCGCTTTTCAAAATTCGATGCAAACGGGTTGTTGGATACGTCGGCGGTGTTGGTGCAATCTAATGGCAGGATAGGGATATGGAATAGCCCGGCAGCCGGGGATAGCGTGTTGACGGTAACAGGTGGCAGTAGTTTTTCGGGCGGGGTAAACGCTCGAAACTATACTCTTGCATCGTCGGCGACTGGGAATAGACCCGCACTTGGGATGTATTCAAGATTAGCGAATAGGATTAGTTTTGCGACGAACGACACTTTGCGTTTTGAAATACTTGCAACAGGAACAGCAACTTTAAACGCCGCTGTAACATCGCCAACCGCTCCAGCCTTCGCCCTTACTGTTAATGGCGGGGGGATACAGGCCAGAAACTATTTCAACCTCAACGGAGATAGTCTCGCGAATTCAGCGCCACAGATAACAGTAGCTAATACAGATGTTGGGGCGTCAGGCGGATATGTGGTATTCCAAAAAAGACGTGGCGGAATAGGTGCGGTGCAAAACGGCGACGAAGTTGGTACTTTTTCATGGGGCGCAAAAATCAACGCCACGGGGGGTATATTTGCCTCGGCTGGTTTTCGCGCAAACGTGGTAGGCACAGTAACAGATACTTTTGCGCCAATAGATTTCACAATTTTCACATCACCTCGAAGCGACGGTTCGGCGTCGCGCGTTCCTGTAAAAACCGACCGATTAACTATTAAGCCGTCTGGGAGGGTCGGAATCAATACCGCATCGCCGTCGGCTACCTTACATGTGAATGGCAACTTATCTCGCAATGCGCCTAAGACGGTAACAACCACCCACACGGTTGATAGCCTTACGAACTGGATTATTTGCGATGGAACAGCGGCCATCACCTTAACACTCCCAACCGCATCAAGCTGGACTGGGAGGGAAATAATGGTGAAAACCATACAACCATACGCCGTAAATAGCGCGACAAGCAATGTTGTGCCTATTGACGGAGTTGCAGCGGGTACAGCCATACTTCCGGCAACAGACGGCGCATGGTGTACCTTAGTCAGTGACGGTACGAACTGGATAATTATGCAACGAGGCACTTAAAAATTAACAATATGAAATACATCTTTCTTTTCATCCTTCTACCCTATTTCGCAATCGCACAGCGCGAATTGTTAAGGGATTCCGCTTGGCTGACCCGACAGGCCATGTACACCACGACAGGCACGACGACAACAACGACGTACCAATACTTTCAGCATACGATGTACTTGTACACGAATGGGGAAAGCGATACGCAAGTGCGGTTGTTAGGTGATAGCGCAACGGCACTAAACGCGGTAACGGGGCAGGAAATAGACGCTATCCGGCAACTATCCTATCATGCGGCACGGGTGATTGAAAAGCCTCAAGCAATCAGGGAATGGCAGTTGATGCACACCCAAACGGATACCGTCGGATTAGGCAGCATGGCAGCAGTTATACAAAGATTATTTGAGGGCGACCTGATAGGCGACGTAACTGTAAAGGTAGGCACAGCCGCCGCTGTACCGGGCGACATTGTGAAGGCTGCTAACGGTAACGTGCGGTTGTTGTTTGGTAGTAAAGGGTATCGTATCTTTATCTTCGCAGATACAATGTTGCGTATCGTAGGTTATCCGACAGCATCGGACAACACGGACGTGTACAGGATAGCGCCACGGGTGTACTCGGACATCAATAAGCAGTTCATCATCCGGTTAAAGAAGTAAGGCATGATAAGCATTAAGCATTTCAACATTGCGGAGTTCGACGCACAGGGCGAACCAGGCACGGGAAAACACATGCGTGTATCTACCCTGCTGAAACTTGATTCTGCCAGGGAGATATACGGAAAGCCCATCACCATCCGCCACGGGTTCAGGACGGTGAAAGCAGCCGAACGGATCAGGCGAAGCTATCCGGGCGCGGTAAAGAACAGCGCACACGAAAACGGGTATGCGGTGGACTTAGCCCCCACCGCTGGATTTCGCACCCTGGAAGATTGGCTGGTATTCCTGGAGGCGCTTTGGGATGCTGGGTTTCGACGGTTCGGGATAATGGCCAACACCATTCACACCGACGACGACCCAAAAAGAACAAGCCCGGCGATATGGGAGTATTCTAACACGTCACCTAACGCGTGGGCGGTTTGTCGGCATTGGCTGGAAGAAAAGATAAAAGCATGACCCTTTACGAGTTCATATTAATGTACACGCTATTGCTCTTCATAGGGCTATGGGTGTTTGTGAATCTGAACGCGGAAAAGAAAAACAAAAACAATGGAACTCCAAGACCTTAAGCCAACTCCCGACAGCATAGATGTTTTCGCATCGGGCGCAATTGGCGGTGTGCTATCCTGGATGTTGGGCGAAAAGAAACGTTCACCCTGGGAAGCCCTCGCCATCATCATCGGCGGTGCGTTCGCCGCTGAATACTTGACCGAGGCTGTACTGACATTGACGCAGGTGCAACTACCTGACCGCGCAGTAGGCTTTATGTTGGGGGTGTTGGGGATGCGGGCTTTGGATGTGGTGATAGGGGTATTTGAGCAAGTGGCGAAAGACCCAAAGGCGGTTTTGGAGATAGTACTGAACTTCGTAACCAAAAAATTCAAAATAAAATGAGCAAAGACAAAAGACCCATCTCGGACGTGGTCAAAGCGGTTGCCAACCTGGGGTTGAACTTCACGGAAGGCATGGTAGAAAAGAAGGTGCAAAACCCGATGGTGGAGGACGGTATCAAACTTGTCTTCCCTTTGGTGCGGCAACTCTTGGAAGCCCTCAACGACGATAATCCGGCGAACGCTGAACAGGTGCGGGCGATTATCCTGAAGTGGATCAACACCGACCTGGCCAACTTCGTAGAAAAGGCTGCTGACCACGTGCTGACCAACACCAAAGATCCGGCGCACTTTGCGCTGCTGGACTTCGCACAGTTGAACGCGGTGCGCATCCTTCGCATGTACACCGACGAAAACAAGGACAACAAAGCGCAACTGGATGCGTACTTCAAAGAGGCTATCCAGGGCGAAGAACTTGAAGAACTGGCGAAGTACGCCGTACTTGGCCCTATCCTGGATAAGGCCAACGCTTCACCCGACTTGAAAGTATTCGTTGAAAAAGCCTTAGACTTCGTCTTTGATGCTGTAAGAAAATAGCCCCATGAAAGCAACAAAAGCGCAACCCTATTCTGTATTCGTTGACTACGACGCATCCGCAGCGGGGAAGCGCTTTTTGTTGCTTTCAGATGTTCACTGGGATAATCCCCATTGCGATAGGGTGCTGCTAAAAAAGCACCTCGAATACGCCCGTACTAATCATGCGGGCATATTTATTTTCGGCGATCTGTTTTGCGCTATGCAGGGCAAATACGACCCACGCGGGAACAAAGAAAGCATAAGACCGGAACACAACGTAGTCAACTACCTGGACGCAATCGTAGAAGATTGTGCGGCGTACTTCGAGCCGTATAAAGATAACCTGCTATTGGTTACCCCTGGCAACCACGAAACAAGCATCCTAAAGCGAATGGAGACCGATTTGATAGGTCGCTTTGCAAAGATTGTAGGCTGCGAGACCGCAACGTACCAGGGTTGGATAACATTTCGTGCAAGCATCAAGAGCGGGCAAACGAAAACCGTTATGAGTTATCACCACGGGTACGGCGGTGGTGGTCCGGTTACGAAGGACGTTATCCAGGCATCCCGAAAAGCGGTATATTTGCCGGATGCTGATATAGTAGTATCAGGACACACGCACGACCGCAATATCTTCCCCATTCAACGGGCGCGCTTCAATACATTGACGGGCGAACAAAGTCTAAAGGAACAACTGCACCTCAAGTTGGGCACGTACAAAGACGAATACACAGCGGGCGCAGGTTGGGCAACCGAAAAGGGGCATCCGCCTAAAAGCCTGGGGGGTATCGAGATAGTTTTGAAGCGTATGAAAAGCGTATTTAACAACAACCACATAGAATATACAGCACATCTTTTATAGTTTTCTCATTGGATTGCGTTTTGGTTGCCCCTGCCGATTGGTGGGGGCTTTTTTATGGGCATAAAAAAACCCCGCCGGGGATACCGACGGGGCTAAGAAAACCATGCGTATATGAAAACATTACTTTATGGCAACATAGATTGAAGGCGCTCTATCTCGGACGTTGCGCGGGCGATCCCCGCTGCAACGGTATCCGGACTACCTACGCCGTTAATTTCTTTGTAACGATACGCCCGCAACTTTGCTTTCTCGTTGCGTATGGCTGCCTTAATCACTTCGGCGTCCTGCAACTTAGTTGAAACGTGGTTTTCGTTTGTTTCTCGGGCTTCTTGCTTTTCACGCAACTCACGCATTATCTCCGGTCGTTTCGCCTCACGTTTCGTTTCAGCGGTTACGGTCGCCAGGGTAGGGCGGTAATCATCCCGCATAACGGACTGCTTTTCGATATTGCGTAATGTTGCGCCTCCGACGTTTCGCATCGTCATGCCATAAGCCTCTGCACCCTTCGTTATGAAGTTTAGTTCCAGGATGTACCCGAAGCTGATAAGCATCGTACCAAACAAGAACACAGACCAATATCGGGCGGCGTTCCAACCTTCACTAATCTGTATATCCTGGATACTAAAGCCCAATTCCACGATAGCTACGACGGTGGCGACGGTGGCGATAATGGGCGGCCATTTGGAGCGCTGACCCGTCGGATTCAAGAAGTCCATGAACACGACCGCAAAACGCCCGAATTGGATTGCGATAGCCGCAGGGATAGACACCCAAACGGGCAATGGGATAAAATGGATGTTGAGCGCGGCGGTGATGCCATAGGTTACGATAATGCCGAAGAATACAAGTTGAGGCATGTTGTTGGTGATAGAGGAGTAGATATCCTCGAACGCACTGTTTTGAAAGTTTTTCATGGTTGGATTGTGTTGGTTGGTTGTGAAAATTAGGCTGATTGACGCAGCCCGGATACGAGTTCAACAAAGAGGGCGGTCATAGTGACCTTATACCCCCTGATTTCGGTTTGTCTTTTGGCCTCTTCGCGCAAAGAATCTTTGACCCTTTGCGAGACCTTGAACATAATGGCGGATAACTTGACTTCTTTCTGTTTTTTCATGTGTTTTTAAATTGTTTCTGCAAAGATATAAAAAGTATTGAAAAAATATACACGTTGATAAATATTTTTCTATATTTGCACTGTAAATAATTTTTTCACGCAATCCAAACGCATTATGGAAGTAGTCAAAACAGCGGGTATCACCCCCGCGCAAATTGAGACCCTGGCGCAGGCCGGGGTAATACCAACGGGTACACCTCCGGCGCAAGTTGAGGTATTCGCTGAAAGTTGCAGGCAGCACGGGCTTTCACCGTTTAAGAAAGAAATCTATTTGGTAGCCTACAATACCAAGAATGGTACGCAATACCATACCATAGTTGGTATTGACGGCCTGCAACAAAAGGCAGCCAGAACCGGGCGGTTTGCCGGCGTGGATGAGGAGCAGTACAACCGGGATTCAAACGGCGGGTACAAAACAGCAGCCGAACTAAAGGCTGCAAAGGAGTTGCCTGTCAGCTGCACAGTTACGGTATGGGCAATCATAGGAGGTATCCGCTGCCCGTTCACGGCCACGGTTCTTTTCGCTGAATATTACCCATCCGTCCAGGCCGGACGCGACAATTACTCGAAGGCGGCGGTTATGCCGTTTAACATGATAGCCAAATGCGCCCGTGCAAAGGCGCTTAAAATGGCCTTTAGCGATGAATTGAGCGGTCTCCATATCGAGGAGGAGAAAGCAGCGTTCGAGGATACGACGGTATCCGCTGCAGAAATCGATCCGGCAAAGGGCGTTGACCTCGAAGCCCTACAAACCGACATAGAGATGTGCAGTACCCTCGAAATGCTTGCACTACTTTACAAGTCAAATGCGGCATACAAGGCACACGCCGCCATGTTCACCCAACGCGCTAACGAAATAAAAGCCCTGGACGCAGCGGAAAAGGAGGGCGAAGATGAATAATATCACACACCTATCCTTTACCAGGCTAAAAGAACTGGCGCACTCCCCGTTGGCGTTAAAGCGCTACATCGAAGAAACCAAAAAAAGCACCCGCGCAATGGACGAGGGTACTTTGTTGGACTGCCTTTTGTTCGAGCCTGACACATTTGATACGCGCTTTTTCGTAATGCCGGAGGGCCTAAAGAAGCCTACTAAGGCGCAATTAGAGGCGAAGAAGCCATCACCCGAAAGCGTGGCACAGATAGCCCATTGGGAGGCTGTTCAGGCTTCGATAAACGGGCGTATCACTATCACCGAAGAACAACGCGCAGAGGCCGAGTTCTTAGCAGAATCCGTGCGCAATAACAGCACCGTCGCGTTTCAGGGGCTTATGAACCCCGATAAGTTCAAGTTTCAACAACCCGTTGAATACTTCTTCAAGGGCTTCAAACACCGTGGCATCATGGACGCGACGGGCATTGACCGAAACGGTAATGCGGTTATCTGGGATTTGAAGCGCATGGGCAGCAGGAGCGGCGAACAGCTTGTTCGCGCACAGATACGTCACAACAAATACGACCTCCAGGCGGCGATATACTGCCACCTGTATGACCTCAACAATGTACCCGTTGACTACTATATCATCGCGGTTGATAACGAGGGCTACGTTACGCCATTTAGAATATCCAGGGACGCACGGGAGCAGGCAGTCTGGGAGTGGCGCAAACTGATAGCCGCTGCACATCGCTGCAACATGGAGGGATTAGACATGGGACCGGAGTTTTGGGGTGACAGCGAAGGATTCTTTAACTTTTGATTTTTTCCATAGTTCAGCGGGGGCATGTGCGCCCCTGCTTTTTAAAAACAAAGCACATGTCAATCACGATAAAAAACAGACACATGGCAATTCACTTGGTAGAAACAGATAAAACCTACTGGCATGTTGGCCGGGAAAAGTGTACCCTAACCCGCATCAAGAAAAGAAACACGGTGTACATGGGGGAGGGTGATAGCCTTTTTGATACCTTTGAGGAGGCGCAAAGTTACCTGCTTAGTATCCTCAAAGCTGACCACGCTCAGGCCGTCGCGGATATATCCCGGCTGTCCATTGAACTAACGGCGATTGAGGCGAAAATCCGCATTGTTAACACATCAACCGAGCAAGACTACATAGTGTGATTTAACTTGCATCGGGGCGCAGGGGCAACTTTGCGCCCTTTTTTATTTGAAATATCCCGGATATTGCGTATATTGCACTACGCTTTTGAACCGGGGTAACGGCCAGTTCAAAAGACAGTAGGCTTCTACATTAGCCCCCGGCGTTCCGTTACACGTTGGGGGCTTCTTAATTTTTTCGTACCTTTGCCCTGACCCCTCCCAGGGGCATGGGTAATAATAGGGCATACAGGGGGCGGCAATAGCTGCCCCTTTTTCATATCACGAAAATCAAAGCATGGAAAACAGCGTAGTATTGATAGACTACATGGGCGGCGATAACCTACACGCCGTAAACGCATGGGCGTCAACGTTCTTAGAATTGGGCGTAGAACTGCCCGACGACATACACGCCCGCACAGACGCCCTTACGGACGCGATACAGGCGCAAGGGAAGCGCAAAAGGAGTGTGCCGGAACTATTGCATTACCTTGCAAACAGCACCCCCGCACATGTATCACCCTTTAGGTCTTCAAAGTTCATTTTTGGGATGACTATCGAAACAGCGACGCATATCCAGTTACTTACCCACACCGTCGCGATTGAACACACCAACGCCGAAAGCGCACGGTACAAGGAGCTGATGGAGGATAAGTACTACCTGCCGCAGGATTGGCTGGATTATGGAATACGCGGCAAAGCCTTCTACGAAGCACTTGAGGAACACACGAAGCAGGGGAATGAACTGTACCACGGGGCGATCGCCGCACTTACCGAGGCCGGGATGAGCAAACAACGCGCCAAAGAAACAGCCAGGTATTTCAAGGGCTACAATTCACAACTCAACGTAGTGCGCTCCTTGAACTTCGACGGCCTTATGCAACTTTGGAGCAAGCGCGGGGAACATAGCCCCTCGCAGCGGGAGATTGCCGGGGTGGTGGAAGCGATGGTCCAGGCCGTCAAAGACATACCAGGCGACCCCTTCAAACATTCATTGGCGGCTTTTGGGGTGTAACCTTATCGAATTTGATAGGTTTAGTTACATAACAGTTACATAAGCGCACCATTTTCCCGATGCCAGGAAGGTGATAGAGAGTAACATTTCGGTGAAGTCAACGAAATGATAGTTTTGAAAGAAAATATTTGATAGTTTCAATACGTTTTATATATTTGCAGAAACAAATAGAAAGACGTATGATTTACAGAGACCACTTTCAGAACTACAAGCGGTACGACGTGCCAAAGGCACAGTTGATTATCGCTGATATACCGTATAACCTGGGCAACAACGCCTACGCCTCAAACCCGGCGTGGTACAAGGACGGCGACAATGCCAACGGCGAAAGCGAGTTAGCGGGCAAAAACTTCTTCGATACCGACCTGGATTTTCGACCCGCCGAGTTCATGCACTTTTGCAGCACCATGCTGCGAAAAGAGCCAAAGGAGCGCAACGCAGCCCCGTGCATGATAGTGTTTTGCGAGTTTGAGCAGCAATTCTACCTTATCGAACTTGCAAGGCGCTACGGGCTTATGAACTACATTAACCTTGTATTTCGAAAGAACTTTAGCGCCCAAGTACTCAAGGCCAATATGAAAATAGTTGGCAATTGCGAATACGGCCTACTTCTTTACCGCGATAAGCTGCCAAAGTTCCGCAACGGCGGCAAAATGGTGTTCAACTGCATAGACTGGCCACGGGATACCGACAGCGAAAAGATACACCCGACACAAAAGCCCGTCGAGCTATTGAAGTTTCTTATTGAGACGTTCACTGACCCCGGAGACGTAGTAATTGACCCAGTGGCAGGGTCAGGGAGTACTTTGATAGCCGCTGAACGCACCGGGCGCAAAGGGTACGGCTTTGAAATCAAAAAGGAGTTCTATACAAAAGCCCTTTCGTGGCTGGAGGAAGAAAAAACCGCACAACAAGAGATAAAAGAATTGGGTTTTGCCCGAACAAAAGCGGCAAAAAAACACCCGGTTTTGTTTTAGTTGTAGTACCTTTACACCGTAAATAAGAACCGCACCCGCCTTCCACCGAGTGCCGTTTTTGAAATGGAAATTCCCAATAGGGGGTAATGTGTGGAAGCGTTGCCCCCTTTTTTAATTATTCAAACACATGAAAAAATTTAACAAAGTAGTTGAAATCAAAGACGGTTTAATCTTTGACGATGGTACAGTATTAACGTCTGAACATGAGCAAGACTGTTGCGAAATACACGAACTTGACTTTAGCAACATTGAATTAAACGAGTTTGACGGACTTGAATTTAACCTTGACCCAGCCAACGACGGCGCAGCCTTCTTTCGCCGCATACCGGAGTACGGTATCGAATTGATACCAGTTAAAGGGCATAGCGTTAAGATACCAGGCTACGGGTATAATAACGGGTATTATTCAGATAACCTTGAAATATCCTTGACGCGACCTGGCGAAGAATGTATTTATTTTGACATAACCGAGTGTCAGGAGCAAAAAGATTACTAATCTTTCGTACCTTTACACCGTAAACAACGACTTGCACGCGCCCGCGACCGGGTGCAAGTTCGACTTTCCCAACATGGGGGTAGTGCGTCGCGGCCTACCCCCTTTCTTTTTTTCACCTTATGGCACGTGACTTTAAAGGGGTATGGATACCCAAAGAGATTTGGTTGCACAAAGACTTATCCCTGGTGGAAAAGTGTTTGTTAATCGAAATTGACAGCCTTGACAATAGCCCGGAACGCGGATGCTTTGCGTCGAACAAGTACTTTGCCGACTTCTTTCAGCTATCAGAAAGCAGGATAGCCAACATTTTGACCGACTTAAAGAAGCGAGGATATATCAAACAGGTGTACTTCGACGGGCGAAATAGGGGGCTTCGTTCCCAACATCGGGAAATCTGCTTTACCGAAAACGGGAAAGCGGATTTATCAAAAAAGGGAAAGCAGACTACCCGAAAACGGGAACATAATAATACAGTTAATAATACAGTTGAGGATATGTATTCTACTAACGTAGAATACAGGGAGACCGTGGGCGAAGTAGCAAATGAATTTTACGAAAACGGCGAACCCATCCCCACTAAACAACCCGAAACCCCACCCCCCCCCAGGTTGCGCGCGACCCCCCCCAAAGACAAAGCCCCGAATCAGATTTACACCCTTTTCGAAGCCTACGCGAAGTTTTGCGAAGGTAAAGGGATACCTATGAGCCGCAACACAAACGGCAACTTCGAGATGAGCGGCAAAGACGCGAAGGCAATCGCCACCTGGATAAAGTGGGCAAAGGGTATGCCGGGTGCGGGCGATCCACTGAACGACTGGCAGGCGTACCTGGATGCGGCCTGGCAGCACGGGGATAAATTCATAAAGGGCAACTTCGAGCCGACTATCCTGTACAGCAAAGCCCAAAGTATTATCATAGCGGTCAACAAGCACCGCATTGCGCAAAAGGAGTTGCACGACGCGGTCATGCAGGGGAGTGGGATAGAGGATTTGTTAAACCCATAAATAATATCAAAATGAGAGTATTGATAGCATGTGAATATAGCGGCATAGTGCGCGACGCATTCAAGGCATTAGGGCATTACGCACTATCGTGCGATTTACTGCCAACCGAAAAGCCAGGCGAACACTATCAGGGCGATGTTATGGACATCATCAATGAAGGCTGGGACATTATGATAGCGCACCCACCTTGCACACATTTGGCCGTATCCGGTGCAAGATGGTTTAAGGACAAGCAAGAAGAACAAGCCCAGGCACTTTTGTTTGTCCAGGCACTAATGAACGCACCCATAGAAAAAATTGCAATCGAAAACCCTGTAAGCATAATTTCAAGCCGCATCCGAAAGCCGGAGCAGGTGATACAGCCCTGGATGTTCGGACATGGCGAAACGAAGGCCACTTGCTTATGGCTAAAAAACTTGCCAAAATTATTGCCTACAAACATTGTAGACGGGCGCGAAAATCGCATCCACAAGATGCCTCAAAGCAAAAACAGGTGGAAGGAGCGAAGCCGGACGTATGAGGGCATAGCTACGGCGATGGCGATGCAATGGGGAAAATAAATAAATATTGAAAAAATATTTGTTGGTATCAATACATTGTATATCTTTGACAAAAATTGAGACGTATGAAATCACAAGCGAAGGTTCAATGGCGCGATATGCCCGAACTATTCATCACCCTCGAACACGAGGGTAAAAGCATCACCATTCACGCCGACGGCATTTGGCCTGTCCTAAAGCCGTATCAGGTGAACGGCACAAACTTTCTTTACCGCCTAAAGGACGGGTCAACTATTGATATTTGGCTTATGGATAAGTCAAACTTTGACATTTGGACAATGAGCGTTGAAGAACAAAACGCTCCGATTACAAGACTTGTAAACGAATACCTCCCTGAACTGTGGGAGGTGTTCGGCCACCGTGCGCAACCTTTTAGCCCGGATGAGCCATGGCTGCCGGGTATCCTTGAGCAACTTTAAAGCTGACTGCAATGCCTAATTTATACCTAATCTACGTTAATGACGAATATACCGGGCACGACACATACGACAAAGCCGTCGTTTGCGCCTGCTCCGAGGCAGAGGCAAAGTGCATACACCCAAATGGCCATTACATTTTTGCCAATGGAAGCTTTGCAAGCAAGCAAACAGGGCATATTTTCCCATCAGGTCACTTTTTCGGATGGACACACCCAAACAAAGTGAAAGTCACCTTTATCGGCGTATCCTCCGAACACATGCAGACAGGCATAGTTATCCTTGCATCAGTTAGAGTATTAGAATGAAAAGCCTCACCTACATCGGCAGCGTACTACCCGACGGTACAATCAAGTTACCAAAGCGCTTGCGCGCAGAGGTGGGCAAAGCCTTTGCGGGTAAGGAGATACAATGCAAATTTAGTGCTTGGTATCCTGTCCGTTCGACTGCTGCAAATTCTTACTATTGGGCGGTTATCCTGGTGTGTGCCTGTGAGGGCTTTCAAGAGCAAGGTAACGACGTTGACCCGACCAACCCGCACGACATTGACACGATGCACGACTTCTTTAAGCGTCGCTTTCTGAAGCCAAAGCAGATGCACGACGCAAACGGCGAAGTCCACGACATTGGAGAGTACACGACTACTGATTTACCCACTCCCGAATTTTGGGAGTACGTCGAAAAGATACGGCGGTTTTGCGCTGAATTTCTTAACAAATATACCCCCGACCCAGGGGAGCAGGTACAGCTATGGATGGAATAAAAGTGATTATAGCACGCTGCCCCATGTGCGGCGTAACGTTCCCCCACCGGGCGAAAACCCGTGCGGCAAGCGTGAACAAATGTTGCGGGGCGAAATGCTCCGCTAATATGCGGGTAGGTAAAAAGGCCATTTGCGCCCCGGACGAAATCGAGGCAAAGACGGTAAGCTTTCAAGAACTCAAAGCCCTGGAGGCCGACGTTGAAACCCAACGCGAAGCCATGCGTAAGGCCGGGATAGAGGCCAAAGAACGCGCCGCAATACAGCGGGTACAGCAAGTGCGCTCCAATATGTACCAAGAGCGCAATTGCGCCCATTGCGGCGTAAGGTTCATGTTGCTAAAATCCAAGATAAAGCAAGGCGTTGGTAAATATTGTGCCAGCACGTGCTACCACGCCGCGACCCACGAACGGGTAATGGCTACCCGCGTAGAAAAGACTTGTAAAAAGTGCGCTAAAGTTTTCTACGTCTCATTGAAGGAATCCGAGGCCGGACGGGGCAAATATTGTTCCCGAGACTGCCAACGGGTGAACGTGATGAAGCCAGCCCGCAATATCGAATACGTACCGCGACCCGAGGCCGATCCGGAAACTACCCTTGACGGCAAATTATCCTTTACCACATTACCCGACTTCGAGTATGCCATTGCCCAGTTAATGGCACGGGGCTACTCCTTTAAAACCCCAGGCCGGGCTTTTGACGTGATTGCCCCGCAATCCGATTTCTACGGGTTGCAGTGGGGGAAAGACAAACAGAAAGACGCTTTTGTCTTCTTTTACACAACCCGAAAAAACACTTTTAATTGCTATGCTGCTCCCCGCTGAATACATACCCAACAATATTACCGCCATTGTACAACGCGGTATGGAAATGCCGATACGCCGCATGGAGCAAGGCGAAGCCCGTCAAGCTATCACCCGCGCAATCACGGCGGTGTGTTCTACGATGGGCTTAGAAAGCCCCGCACCGGACGCCCTGGCGATTGCCGTTGATACTGTGCAAAAGCGGTTTGCATCCATAGGCGCAAACGAAATAATTACTGCCTTTCAGCTTTATGCTGATGGCACGTTAGAGGTAGATAGCAAGTTCTACGCCCGTTTGAATTTAAAGACATTAGGCGAAGTGCTAACGGCTTACGTTGAGTATCGCCGCGATACCGCCGCCGCAATCTTGAGGGCAAGGCACGAAGCCGAACGCATCCAAGAGGAGGCAGAGGCACAGGCCGCGAAAAAAGCCGAGTACGATAAGGCCTTCCCGTCGCTGCTCAACAACTTTACCGGGGAATGGCAGGACATACCCCCGCATTGGTACGAAAGCGCGATACGCCTGGGTCTTATGGCAGAACCGGACACGGCCACCAAGAAGGCCGTATTTGAAAAGGCCAAAGAGATTGCTTCTAACGAAGTGGCGAAGGAGGCCGGCGAACACTCCAACATATTTGCTTATCGCCACGCCTTGAGGCTACTTGAGGAGGGACACACAGTTGAAGCGCGGGCAATAAGCATCTCGAAGAAGTTGGTGGTTTGGCAGCACTTTTTTGAATCGAAAAATCAAGTACAATGAAAACAAAACATAACTGGCGAAATATCCCCGACTGGGCGCAATACGTGGCTGTAGATAGTTACGGTCAAAAGATGGCATTCGAAAGGGAGCCTCATATTCATACAGGCGGTTTCTGGGTGAGTTACACTGGCGAATCTTGTCTTATTGAACAGACAGAGTCTGCTGAAAAATGGGATAATTCTTTGGAAAAAAGGCCGAAGGTTTTGGGAACAAAAGAAGAAATCGAGCAGATTGTAAAGTTTATCCTCCAAGATGAGGATACGGACTGTGGGCATGAGGTACTCTGCTCCGTTATCGCCTCAAGGTGCGCTGAACAAATTATGGAGCGCCTAAAACTGAAGCCATGACGCCATTACGAATAATCGGACTTGACCCATCCCTGCGCGTAAAAGGCTTTGCCGCGTGTGAACTGATATACAACGAACATGAAGCGCTGGAGACCATAAACTTTTACCGCTTCGCCCGCTTTTACAACTTCATAGACTTTTGCCAGGCACGGATACACGATGAAAACTTGTACTGGGCGGTCGAAAACTCGAACCTGCAAAACGCCACGTTCGCCCATTACAAGGGCAACGCGGCACAGTTGAAGAAGATTAGCCGCAACGTAGGGGCGAATCAGGGCATTTCGCAGGCCGTTGTTGATATGTTGGTGTACTACTTTACCCACGATAGGGTACTTGAAGTATCCCCCGCTCAAAAGGGCGTGAAATGGAATACAAGAAACGCGGCGCACGTAGCGGCGCAGTACGGGATAAAGTTGCCTCAAACGTCGCAGGACGAACGGGATGCCCTTAAAATAGGGCTTATCGGATATACTAATTATTTAATCACTAAACGCAATTCTAAATGAAAAACTTTGCTTTGTTGATTCTCGCAATGGCTATCCTGCCATTCACCGCGCACACGAAGCCGCAACCGCCAACCGTTGATGCCACGGTGTACGCCTCAAGGCTTCAAACGCTTGTTTTGCCCGGTATCGCCGGAAGTAGCTACTACTTTACCGATGCACAGGACAGCAACGGTACGAACTACCTGCTGATATTGCCGTCGGATTGCCCGGTCAAGGCAGGCGAACGCATCACAATCGTCTTTGACGAAGTGCGGTACATCGTGTACAGCGGCGCGAAGTACTTTGACTACATGCCCGCCTACAAAATGAAGGTCAAAAACGCAGGTAACAATGAGTAATGAACGCGAACGCACCCCGGCGGAGTGGGCGTATGCCTACGATAGTGTATTTCACGGCACGAGAAAACATTACATGGTAACGTACTGGAAACGCATTTACGACAGGATACACCCTAAATTGACACAACCCGGAACAAACGGTAGAAAAATATGCCTTGACGTTCTAAAAAAAGCGTTAAATTGGCACTTGGAAACAACGACAAACGGTGACGAAAGAACCAAAATTGCCCACGCTTTAAATGAAATCAATGGATACCCTGATTGATGTTATTGCCCTCATAATGATTTGTTATTTTGTGATCGTCGGCATGTTTATCGCATACCTTGCAAATAGCAAACCAAAAAAGACGAAGGATGCTGATTAGTGCTATCAAAATTCTGATCGCCCTGGCCTTTGCTTATGGCATGGTGGCCATTTACCTGATTTTACCTTTGTCAAAGGACGAAGAACGAAAGCGGCAAAAGCCGTAAAGATAAGCCCGACGGAACACGGGGGAAGGGTTTTCGATTTTATGCATTTTTTGTTACGGGAAAATAGGTAAACAACCCTTTCAGCGTCAGTGTGCCGGGCTAACTTACAAGTGATTTGAGATTTCATACGTCTTGGGTGGGGCATCAGCGCCCCGCCCGTTTTTTAATCCGAAAAAAAACAAAATGATACTTACCCACGACGATATTATTAGTTCTATTGAAAAAGGGGATATTGTCATAGACCCGCTGAACTTCGACGCGATAGGGGTCAATTCTGTTGACTTGCATTTGTCGCCATTCATTATCACCCTGGAGGGAAAGCATGAGGATTTCATGGGCAACCCGGAAGGGGTAATGGACGTGCGTTTTCCGCCGGATTTGACCTATAAAGAAATCGGCGCGGACGGGCTTATCCTATGGCCGAACCGGGTGTACCTTGCATCCACGACCGAAAGGACAAAGACACGCAAACACGTGCCTATCATGCACGGGAAATCGTCTATTGCCCGCCTGGGTATCAGCGTACACGATGCAGGCTTTGGAGACATAGGCTTCGAGGGGCATTGGACGCTTGAGTTGACGGTTGCTCAACCCGTGCGGGTATATGCCGGGATTCCGATATGTCAGTTAAGTTTCCATGAACCCAAAAGCCTGCCTACCACCAATTACCTGGAGCGCAAAGCTTCAAGCTATACCACCGCCTGGAACGACCCCAAACCGCAACCCTCAAAACTATGGCAGAAGTTGCGAGGCACAGACCCAAAGCCATAGTTCGTTATTTGCATGACCTGATTAGGCCAGTCTATTGTTAGGCTGGCTTTTTTTATGTTTTTTTAGTTAAAATATAGAAAACGTATTGAAAAAGTCAAAAAGGTGTTATATATTTGTTCTATCAATAACGCATAAAACAAAGCATCATGAAAAACACAATCACCAAAAAGCAAGCCGAAGCACAAGGATACGTTTTCACTACCGCTTGCGGCGGCGCAATCGTCGCCATGAAACTTGGCCGCAACGAAAACGGAGACGTTACATGCGTGGACATGCACAGCGCTTGTACTTTGAAAACCGTCCTCAAGCGAATCGCAAACGCGTAAGCATTCATGAGAACATACCACCGCCTGGCCTCGAAAGCTGGGCGGTTTTTGGTCAGTGTGGCGCAACGGTAGCGCGTTGGTGCGTAATCCGAGAAATCGGAACCAATAACCAAAGGTAGTGAGTTCGACTCTCATCCTGACCACTCAAAAAGACGGCAATTTTTTTGTATTTTTGAACCAAAAGCCAATGAAATATGATGTAAAAACGTCCTTAGCTATATGCAAGGGCAGGTCTTTCACACTGTACTTAACGCCGGAAATGGCGTTCTTTACATATAATTCTTTTGACGATACCATTCGTCCTATGGGCAAAAAAAAGGCAATTTCATTTTACAAGCAATCCCCGGACAGGATGGTATCATACCGAGATGCATTCGGGGCTAAAAAACCAACAAAACAATGAGCGAAAACAAGAACAGCGGAGCGCTTTTCCGCAATGACAAGAGGGAGACAGAAAAACACCCGGAGTACACCGGGAAAATCACTATCGAGGGGGTCGAGTACTACCTTTCTGCCTGGGTGAATGAAATGCGGAACGGACAAAAATACTTTTCTATCAAAGCGACCCCCAAAGCGGCCACTGCGCCCGCAACAACGACCGCACCCGCACAACCTCGACCCGGCGTTGTGGTTGCTGACCCTATTGACGATTTACCCTTTTAACCATGACACGCGAACCATTAGCTGAAAATACACGAAAGGTCATCGAACTGCTAAAGAAGCACGAACCAGATGGCCCGACACGAGCACGGCTTATTGAACGCATCCTCGACCGCGAGGAGGCAGGATTCAAAAAGTACGGGCATACGATGGATAGAAAGGATTATCGGCCGCGAGACTGGAGGTTTGAACTGCTGGCCGAACTCTTAGACGCACCACAGTACGCGGTGGCAGCCGACGAAGAAGAATTTGCGGTACACTTACTGAATGATGCGTATCGAATCCAAAAGAAACTGGATGATACGTTCTACGATACGTTATAGTTGAATTATGCTTTGTTAGCCCGGTGCGCTTTGTGCCGGGCTTTTTAAATTTACAACATGGTAGATAATAAATACTTCTTTGACGAACAAGTCCGCATGGGCTTTACAACTACCCATTGGCCTGCACTTGTTAGCCTGCACAGGGGTGCGGCCGATTGGTTAAAGCACGGTTTGGGGATCGAAACTTGCTTCGAGTTTGGCAGCGGGTTAGGCTTCTTTTTAGTAGGCAGTCAATGGGTAGGCCTGAACGCGATAGGCTACGACATTAACCCGCATGAAAGGGATTTTGCGCTTTCCCGTGGCGTTGAGCCTCACCGATACATCCTCAAGGACGGTGCTTTCAAGATGCCCGGCAAATTCGATGCGTGTTATTGCATTGAAGTCTTTGAACATATCACCGATGAGGAATTAGCTTTGATTATCCCGCAATTAGCCGAAAATTGCGGATATTTGTACTTTACAAGCACTCCGTACCCCACGACCCCCGAACAAGATGCCGCATGGGGGCACATCAACATAAAGCAAAAGGAGACATGGAAAGTACTGTTTTCGCAGTACGGCTTTAAATTCAAACAAGACGCGCAACAAGTAACTGAGTGGGGCATGTTGTTCAAGTCTGAAAAATTCGACCAATGGTAATACAAATAGGAACGGCAAATGGAAGCTGGCACAAGGGCGACAGCGAGGGCGCACAAGCATTTTACCGCTTATGGCCTTTTGCTTGGTTGCGAGAGATAGACCCGGAAATAGTAGTAGTGGATGATATGGGTTATGGCCTGGGCAACGCTTCCCGCGTGGACTGGTTAGTGATGCACCAACCCATGAACGCAACGGCCTGCGAGATAGCGGAAAACGCTAAAGAAATGGGTACACGCATTTGGGTAGATATGGATGACCTTATTATTGAAAACCACATACCCCCTGCCAATCAGTTTGCCGCCATATTTCGAGAGAAAGCCATATCCGAAAGCCTAAAAACGTGCTTAGGCATGGCGGACGTTGTTAGCGTGTCAACGAATACGCTAAAGAAAGCCCTGGTATTCTACGGCTATGCACCCAGCGATAAAATCCACGTTATACCCAATGCCCTGCCTGATTGGGCATGGAACAAGCGTTCACCATATCGAAAGCTCGCACCGCGTCCGCTGATCGCCTGGAGGGGAAGTCAAACCCATACGGGAGATTTGATGTTATTGCGCGATGCTTTCACCGATTATCCTAACCTTGACTTTCTTTTCATAGGTAGCGAGCCGTGGCCATTGTACGAGCGTTACGGCGGCAAATTGTCTAAGGTGCTATTGAAGGACTGGACACGCGGACAGGCTAAGTATTTCAAGGCATTGAAAGCAGAACAACCTGATTACAGCGTCGTATGCCTTGAAAACGTAGCCTTCAATCATGCAAAGTCCAATATCAGCATGTTGGAGTTCATGTTATCAGGTGCGCCCACTATTGCCCCTGCCTACATGCCGGAGTTCAATATGCCCGGTGTAATCCAATACGGCAACCCGAAAGCCGCACCCGGTGAACACAACGCTGATAGCTTAGCCGCTATCTTCCGACACATTGACGAAGGCAAAGACATAGGACACAGGGAAGCTTACCATGTGTGCGAGGAATACATAAGCAACAACCTTGTATTAAGCGTGGTCAACAAACAACGTCTTAACCTACTGTATGCCCAGCCTACCCAAACAAACCCGTAAGCGCTACGAAGCCCAGGCACGAAGGCCAACAGGCGAACGAGACACGTACAACAACACATGGGCGAACGTATCCAGGCTATACCGCATAGCCAACCCGCTTTGTGAGATGTGCCTCGCATCTGGTACGCTGACCGATGCAAGCCCAGGAGGTTGGAAGGGTGTTACCGACCACATCGTAAGGGTAGCAGCCGGAGGCGCACGGATGGACGCTGCTAACTTTATGACCCTATGCAAGCCTTGCCACGATAGAAAGAGCGCATTGGAGAAACTTGGATGGGCGTGCGACCGCGTCGGCAGCTTTGGGAACTTTATTCCCGCTAATAAGGATTTAGCAATAAAAAGCCTAATAAAATGAAAATATTGCAAAAAATGGGCGAAAAATTGTCAAAACGATACCGGGGAGGGTCGTTTTTTTTCGTTTTGCCGGAAAACCCTAGTGCGCCCCAACGCGCGTTTCTTGTCAAAATCCAGAACTATGGGTAGGCACGCAATCCCGACCAAAATAAAGGCAATCCAGGGAACTTTACGCAAAGACAGAACACCAAAGAACGAACCGGAGGCAGATTTGCTTTCGATACCCCAACCCCCCGACAATTTAGGCGAAGCAGGTAAGGCTTTGTTTGTCCGCACGTGTGCAAAATTGGTTCAACTTAACATGCTGACCAATGCCGGAATACCACAAATTGAGCGGTATTCGTTCGCATATCAGCTATGGATTAACGCAAATTCGCACCTAAAACCTGACCAAATGGCCTTAGATGTGAACAGTTCACGCA